AAATAAATAAAGAAAAGCAATTAAGATTAAAAAAGATTATTAAAAATAGTTTAATAGATGAAAAATTTAGAAATAGTAAATTAAAAAATTGGGATTTTACTAAAGGTAATGACAAAATGTATAAAATAGCTAATAAATATACTAAAAAATTTGAAAACATGAAAAAAGAATCTGTAGGACTTTTATTATATGGTTCTCCGGGAAATGGTAAAACCTATACTGTGGCATGTATAGCAAACTTTCTTATAGAGAAAATGTTACCAGTTATATGTGTAAATGCAGATAGCTTATTAAATAGAATTAAAGACACATATAAAAAATCTGGAAAAGAAGTAGAAGAAGATATATTGAGAGGATTAGATAATGCAGATCTATTGATAATAAATGATTTGGGAACAGAACAGGATACAGAATGGACTAGAACTAAAATCTATAATATTTTAGATAGTAGATATAGGAATGGATTACCACTTATAATTACAACAAATTTATCTCTTATAGAACTTAAAAATAGATATGAAAAGAGGACATACTATAGAATTTTAGAAATGTGCACTCCTATTTTAAATGATGGTAAAAATATAAGAGAAGAAAAAGCTAAAGAGAAAACAGAGATATTAAAAGAATTATTGAAATAAGAATATTGATTGTCTTGAATAATATAATAGAAAATTAAGTATGATGGAGGTATAAGATGTCAACTATATTAGTTAAAGAAATAGAAAATAAAGTTTTTGAAGAGATAGGGTCATTTAGAGAAGAAAATGCAGTATTAAAGATTTTATTAAAAGAGTATGTAAAGAAAAGCATAGATTATGAGAAATTATTAAAGGAAAGTATAAATTTATTAGACAAACATCAAGAGGCATTAGAATTTTTAAGAGTCGCGAAAAATAGCTGGACGGATGAAGTGGTTAAGCATTACTTTACAATAAAAGATTTACAAAAAGCTTTAGATATTGTGGGAAAAGAAATAATGATATATGAGTTAAATAAAAATAATAAAGAAATGTAAAAAAGTATATAAAATTTAAACCAAAAGGCATTTCTAAAGGCCTTTAAAGATATCAAAAAGTAGCATTATAGTTATGGAAAATATAATAAAGAATTATTATAGGAGGTTAGATATGTTGGATAAAAAATTATATATAAAAACAGAAGAAAGATTGTATAGGTATTTTAGAAGTAAAAAAGAATTGAGTAAATTAAAAAATAGAATCAAGCATCTTTCTAATAGAATAGAAATTATAATGGATAAAATTAAAAATAATAACGTGACATTAGAAGAAGAATCTAGAAGTAGAACATATGATGAAATAGTACAAACTTCTAGTAATGGAACAAGCTATGCGGAGAGAGAGCTAATAAGACAAATAGAAAGATTAGAGATAGAACTAGGAGAAAAAATTAAGAAGAAAGGAAAAGTAGAATATAAAATAAGAGAAATAGAAGAAGAAATATCCGTAATGGAAGATAATCTTTCATCATTAAATGAAGAGAATAAAAAATTTATAAGGTTAAAGTACGGAGAAAATAAAAGTGTAGATTGGATAGCTGTAGAAATGTTTGGAAGAGCAAGGAGTACAGCTTATAGAAAAAAGAATGAATTAGTAGAACATGTAGCACAATTGAATAACCTTATAGTATAAACAGAGTTCTTGGCTTCAGAGGGAATTTTTACTCCCTCTAAAGCTTATTAACAGACTTCTTAGGAGTTTTACTCCTTAGAAATCGTTATCCAGGGACGTAACCGCTCTTTACTCCCATTTTGAAAAAGATTGGAGTATTAGAGCGGGTAGTCATCGGATAAAAATATTTTGGGACAAAAATGAGACAAAGTTGGGATAAATAAAGTATTCAAATGAAATATAATAGTATTATAAAAATAGCAGAGGTTTTATTGTATAAAACAACTGTAAAGCATTCATTAAAAAATAAATGAATGTTATGAAACCAAATTAAAATCTACAACTTTTAAGAATAAGTTAAAAAACTAAATAATTTGGACTGAAAATTTTATCATCTTTAAATAATGCATTAGATTTGCAAAATAAGTTTTAATTCTTATAACTTCTTATAAGTAAAGTTATAAATTAAGGCTTTTATAAAATCTAATGCTTATTTATTTCAAGAAAACTTAAAGGTTGTACAGTAAGCATAGGGGGGTGAGCTATATTCAATAATTTATCATAATGAGGATGATTTAAGGTTATGTAATAAGCTAGCTAAATAAATGATTAAACTATTGTTAAAAATATTTGCAGAAAAATTAGTAACCTTAGAGAAATAAAATTTAACTGAGGAAGGTGAGAAAAATGAGAACACCTTTAGAGATTTTGAAATTTAATTTACAAGAAAAACAGTATCCTTATTTTGAGGATAAAGAGCTAGAATTGCTACTAGAAATCAATAATAATGATGTAGAAAAATCAAGTTATAAAGGGTGTATTCTGAAAGCAATTGCAGATGATGGTATAGAAGTTGCAGGTGTAAAATTACAAAGTAATAGAGCTTACTGGTTAACTCTAGCAGAACATTTCAAAGAAGAACAGAAGATTTTAAAGAATCAAATTTCTGTGGAAAGAGTTGATGAACATTAATGGCTAATATGAATAGAGGAAAAATAAGCAAAAAGATATATGAACAGCTAGAAAAAAAAGACTTATTAAGAGAAATAAAAATATTAAGAATAGGTAAAAATGCTTTTGATGAAAAACTAGATGAAGTATATGTATGCACTATAAAAGGATATTATTATAGAAATAATAGTAATATAATTACAACTTCTATGGAAGGCCTGGAATTTAATAATTTATATAATGATAAACTATTAATTATCTATAATGATATAAGCTCTAAAATACAAAAGGATGATTATTTTATATTAGATGGAACTAAGTATGAAATAGTTGACACAGGAAATATTCAAAACCTAGTATTTGATATGATATTAAACAGGGTGTGATGATATGAGGGAATTTGAAGTAAATATAGATAGTGTTATTGATGGATTATCTGAATTTGAGATGCAATCTAAAACTGCTATAAGTGGGTATGCAGATATTGCCGCAAAGAAGCTAGAAGAAGATGCTAAAAAAAATGCACCTTGGAAGGATCAATCAGGTAAGGATATTGAAACAATTAAAGGTGGAAAACAGTGGGAAGGTGACAAATGTAATATTTATATTTCTGGAAATAAGGATTACTATTCGTCTTTAGAATTATGTAATGATAAAAAATATGCAATATTAAAACCAACTATAGATAAACTGAGTCCACAAATACTTAAGGGGATGAGTAATTTATTTGGGAAGTGATGTAAATGTCTAAATTTAATTACAAAGTTCCAGGAGATTCCATACAACAAGATATAATCAATAATGCTATACCTGAAACTTTATGGCAAAAGGTATATTTATATTTAAAAAAATTAGGATATAATGTGTATGCTCCTGGACAAAAGAGAAACAAATGTACAGAAAGCTATGTAGTTATAAGAGAAAATGGTGTCCATGCCTTAGTTGGAAATATATCTGGTTATAAACTATTTGATATTATAGTCTATAGACCTATGGATCAATATTCCACTATGGAATTTTATGTAGAGAATTTAAAAGAAGCTTTAAAAAAAATAGAAGATCTTAGACCTACAGGGAATGAGACACCAAGCATTATAGATTATGATGTACAAGCCTATACTACAAGCATAGAATATCAACAATTTAAAAGTTTAAGGAGGTAATTTAATGATAAGTGGAAAAACTTTAGTTAATGTTGTGAAAGTTAATTTTATTGATGAGGTAACAAATACAAAACATACAATAGAAACAAGTAATGAAATAGATATAGAACCTATAAACAGTAAAGGTAAAAGAGATATATTAAGGATTAAAAATAAAATTTATGGAATAAATGAAACAGATGATATTGTTATAGGTTACAAGTTAAAAATGAAAGACAATCTATTTAATATAGAAACTATGGCTTTAATAGATGGAGGAACTATACAAGATAATAAATATTGTGGAACAGAAGTAGGTATAGCAGTAGAAAGACATCCATTCACTATGGAAATATTTACAGAGGAAAAAGACTATTCTAGAACCACAGGATATGTTAAGTTCGTGTATAAGCATTGTAAAGGTAAGCCAGCTAAATATAAAATTCAAGATGGAAAATTTTTAGTGTCTTCATATGAGGCTGAAAGTATACCATTTAGAAATGAAAAACCTGTAGAAATAGAATTTATAAATAAATTAGAAGAAAATGATAATGGAGAAAAGCCAGGAGAATCTACTCCAATTGAAGATATAGGAGTAGAAGGTGGAGAAGTAGAAAATAACAATCCAGATGTAGGAGTAAGTATAACTAACAGGGTAGTGTGGAGTTTTTCAAATCAAATTAATCAAGATGATGTTAACTTAGAAAACTTTATTATAAAGAGAAAATCTGATAATTCTAGAGTAAATGGAAATGTAACTATAGATGATACTAAGAAAATAGTGACATTTGTACCTGATTCTTTAGCAATAGATACAGTTTATATTGCTGAAGCTAAAGAAATAAATAAATTAGATGGAAGTGGTAAAACCACAGCATTATCCACAGAATTTAAAACAATAAAAATTAGATAGTGAGGGTATAACAAATGGATTTAAAAGTAACTAATATAGAAGATTTAAAAAAAGTAGCTCAAGGTGAAGTGATTCAGTTACCACAATTTGGGCAAGGGATACCTTTTAATGCTAGAGTTAAAAGAGTATCTCTTTTAAATTTGGTAAGAAAAGGAGTTGTACCTAACAAGCTATTGAGTGCAGCAGAGGAACTATTTTATGGTAAACAGAGTTCGAAAGAGAATGTTGACTTAACACAAATGACAGATGTTATGTATATTATGGCTGAGAATGCACTTGTAGAACCTTCTATAGAAGATTTAAAAAGTGTAGAATTAGAGCTTACAGATGAACAAATAGTAGCATTGTTTAATTATACACAGGAAGGGGTTAGTGAATTAGACTCCTTTCGTGAAGAGTCAGAGAATACTGAGTGTAATATCAATAAGTAAACAATATAGACAAAGGCCTAGTGAAATTATAGGATTGACTAATGATTATGAAGCTTTTTGCTTTGATGAGGCATGTGTCTATATATTAAATGAGATTAGTAAAGAAGATGCTAGAGATCCTAAGTTTATAGATGGAGATAGAACAAATAAAACTAATAATGAAGATGTGATCCAATGGTTAAATGCTAATAATAAAAGTTAGCTTTTAACCTTTTGCTTTTTAAACATAAATAAATGTTAAAACTATATTATATAAATTTAAAACTAAATAATAAATATAAAAAAATATGTAACATATAAAAGATTAAAGTGATAAAAAACTAGAATTATTAGTTAAATGAAGTTAGGAGATTTTTTATTCCTAAAGATGGGAGGTGAGAAAAAACGTGGCAGTAAATGTAGGAGAGGCAGTTGCTCATTTAACATTAGATACTAGTGAATTTAAAAAAGCACTTAATGGAGCTGGAAAAGACTTAGAAATATTTGTGCATAAAGTTGAGAAAGAAAAAACTAGAATTGAAAAATTACAAGAAGCATTAGCCAAAGAAGCAGGAACTTTAAGCAAAATAGGAAAATCTATGGAAAAACCTAGTGCTGCGGCACAAAATCTTCTTAAAACTGGGATGAAAAATACTCTTGCTGAAGAGGCAAAGAGTAAGAACCCCAAAAAGGGTCCTGCTAATATTGCAAAGGGCAATTATGATAAAATTCAAAAAGATATACAAGCTTCCATAAAAAAAGTACAAGATTCTTTTGCACAATTACAAACATCTATAGTAAAACAGTTGATACCTATATTTAATAATCAATTAGTACCTATATTGAATAATAAATTAATCCCAATATTTACAAAGCTAGCTAATAAAGCAGTAGAATTAATGAATTCATTTAATAAATTGCCTAATCCTGTGAAAAACGCTATTGCAATAATAATTGTGTCAATAGCTGGAGTTGCTAAAACATTTACGGTACTTAGCAAATTAGTAGGTACTATAAATAATGTGATAGGTATATTTGGTAAATTAAAGAAAGCTGGAGGGATATTTGGATTATTAAAGACCATAATAACTTCAAAAACACTTCTAATTTTAGTTGCTATTGCAGCAATAGGACTTATAGTATATGAAGTGATTAAACATTGGGATACTTTGAAAAAATATGCTACCCGGTTTGGAAATTTCATAGCAAATATATTTAAAGGAATAGGTAGAGTTATAAATTCAATTATACAGGGGGCTATTCATGCATTTCAAGGATTTATTAGAATCCTTCAATGGGTAGGTGGAATGGTACACAACATAATAAACGGATGTATAGCAATATTTCGAGGTGTTGGAACTATATTACATGGAATTGTACAAGGTTGGATTAATATATTTCGAGGATTAGGTAATTTAGCAGGAGCACTTTTCAACATAGGCAGAAATATAGTTGAAGGTCTTATAAATGGTATAAGAGCTATGTTTGGAAGAGTAGGACAGGTAATAGGAAATCTAGCTAGTGAAATATCTAGTAGATTTAAGAAAATGTTAGGAATAAACTCTCCATCACGTGTATTTGCTGATTATGGTAATTTTATTGGAGAAGGTCTTATACATGGTATAGATAATCAAGAAAGCGCCATAAATAATAAATTTAAAGGTATAGCTAATAAAATTAAAGGATTAGGAAATGTAAGACCAAATTTTAATGGATTAAATAATATGTCACTTAGTGGAGCATATGGTGGTACTTATGCATCTCCATATGGACCTAATAACATGAATAAAAGTATGGGACTTACACAGGATATAAAAATGTATGTAACTATACCAAATGCAGATAAAGAAGGGGCTAATAAGATAGCTAATGAATTTAAACAAATGACAGAAAGTTCTATGAAAAATGTTATGACAGGATTATTTATGAATGATGTATTGCGAGATTAGGGGGTGGCTTATATGGACTTAAATAGAATAAAAGATTTTAAAGTAGATTTGCTTTATGAAGATAGAAAAAATACAGGTGGCGTAATAACTAATTATAAGCCACCTCGTCCTGCTTATTTTCGTAAGGGTATTAGAACAGTACAAGGATACACCTATTTTGAAAAAAGTGTTAAAAGTGACTGTATTATTGAGTTTACAGTTGCTTTTAATATAAAAGGAGAAAATGATGAGAAGACACAAAGTAATATAACTAAGTTTTTAAACTTTAGAAAAAACTATTCAGGTAGATTTATATTTATAGATGAATTTGGAATTCAATATAAAGGATATTTACAAAATAAGTTTGAGATAGATACTCCTATCGAAGGTGATATATATTATATAAATTTAGAGCTTTTATGTAATCATGAAGCTAGTGGATGGGTGAAAGATAATGACAAAGTGTAAAGTAGAATTTTATAAAAAAAATGGCTATCAGGCTTTTGAAAATGGTGATGCTAATAAAATAACATTAGAACATTGTTTAGTGTCAGTAAAAATAAATAGAAATTTAACTACGCCTACTGCTGAAGCTACGATTACAGCACAATATGAAAATCTACCTACTGCTATTTTTGCAGGAGGAACACAAGGGATAATAGATAATTTTGCACAGGTAAAAATTTATATAGAGGATGTACTTCAATTTACAGGTGTAATTAAAAAATATGATTATAATACACTTGATAAAACAATAGAAATGACTTGCCATGATATGTATTATAGAATGTTAAATTTATGTGATAAGGAATTAAAATTTTATAATAAAACCGCAGCAGATATAATTTCTACTGTTGTATCCGATGCTAAATGTAGTTTTCAAAGAAGTGGAGGAAATAATTATACTGTGCCTAAATTAGAATGTGAAATAGGTACTATGTATAATGATATAATTAGTAATTTGGTAGAAACTATGTATGCTAGAATAAGGGCAAACAAAAACGGTGCAATAATACTAGAAGAACAATATCCTGCTTATAATGAATCAAATCATGAAGCAAATCACCATGATTATGTTTTATCTGTTGATACTAATTTATCTAGTGAAACTGCTAGCAGAGATTCTAGTTTAATGAGAAATATATTAAAGATTTGTTGTAATGATAAATATTCTATTTTTGAATCCAAAGCTATGACTAGTTATTTAAATGGTGAAAGATGGGTAGATATAATTGATAATCCATTAGCTAGTACTTCATTATTAAAACAAAAGGTAGCAGGATATAAATTTTTAGATATGTGGAGGGAGAGTACTGCTCTAAATGTAGTACCAGTAGCTGGAATACCTAATATTGATTTAGGACAAGTAGTTAAATTAGTAAATAATCAAAGAGGTAATGGTTGGTATTTAATTGTAGGAATAAGTACAGAAATAAATGCTGACACATATGTAGATACATTGCAATTACAAGGTATGCGAGATAAAACAAAAGTGTATGATCAATGTATCCAAATAGGCAGTGGAAGATTGAAACAATAGTAGGTGATTAAAATGGCACATATGGGATATAAAAATTTTAGGGAACCAGTAGTCTATATTTTAGATCAAGAACTAAGAAAAAGAAATTTCAAAAATCAAATAAATACAAATGAAGATTCAAAATATATTGGGGAATTACCCGAATATCCATGTAGAATAATTAGAGATAGTAATAATAAAGCATATAAATTTATATATGCTAATGGAACAGATATGCAATGGCAAGAAGAACTAATTAGAAATGCAGAAGGTAAAGTATATAGAATTAAAACAACGTACCCTAATAATACAAATAAAACAATACAATTAATTAAAGATAATCATGGTAAATTAGAAATAATAGATTATGTATAGGAGGTGGCAATAATATGGGATTACCTTCCTATGTAGTCAACTTTGATGAACTATCAGATCTTATTAAAGATTATTTACAAAATGGTGTGAAAGTTGACATAGGCAATATAAATTTTTCTACCAAAGATATGGAAAATTTATTATCAGAAATTAAAGATAAAATACAAGGTGTAGATTATAATGATTTAATAAATGCGTTAAATGCTTTAGGGGTAAAGTTAGATAATTTAAGTGGAAATTTAGGCATATCAGGTACACAGAAAATTTATGGGAAAATGCTAGAGATTCCTGCAGTAAAAGGACAGCATATAATAGAATTTAAGGGAAATGGACAAATAACAGGTATAACATATTCTCAATCTAGTTGGAGATTTGAAGATAGCTGGGATTTACAAGTAGGTAATGATAAATTATTTGAAAGTGTACGCACTAAAGAATATGGTGAACATAAATTTTTAAATGTATTTTATCCTATAAATGGCACAGTTAAATTTATTTACAATAATATTAGTGGAACTAGTAAAATTTTATGGGTAGATTTTAATATATTAGAAAATAGTAATTTACCTACACCTACTACACCTACTATACCTACCACTAGTGAAAAAAACTATAGATTTTTAGCTATAGGAGAAAGTGAATATACTTTACAAGGCGCTAATAACCTTATGGGTTGCACATATGATGCTGACAATATGTCTAATTTATTTAAGGAGCATAAAGAAAGTGCTAAATTTACAAAAAATATAGTTGCAAAAAATAAGACTAAGTCAGAAGCATTAAATTTAATAAAAAGCACTTTTCAAGATGCACAAGATAATGATATTAGTTATTTGTTTTGGTCTGGACATGGTACTGTATATGAAGATAAGTTTGCTTTAGTAGCAAAAGATAACATAATAACAGTATATGAATTACAAACAATACTGGATGATATAAAAGGTACTAAAGTAATATTTATTGATACTTGTCACAGTGGACTTGCTATAGATAAAAATTTTGCATATACATTAGCTGTAGTGGAGGAGAAACTTAGAAGTATAGACAAAACATTAAATAAACAAGGATATAAGGTTTTAACAGCTAGTGCAGGTTCAGAAACATCTGGTGACTTGAGCGCTGGATATAATGGAAATCCTAATCCTTCAGGAGCTTTTACATGGGCATTAACACAAAGCATTAAAACTAAGAAATCTGATAAAGATAAAAATAGAATTGTAACTTTGGAAGAATTATATCAAAGTGTATTACATTTTTATGATGAATTTAATATTAAGAATCCTTATTTAAAGATAACACAAACAGCTCAAGTTTATCCAAGAAATGATACAAGTTCAATCTTTGAATATAAAGAAGGTGCTTAATTTGAGCTTACCTAAATATATAATTAATTTTGAAGAACTTACAGAAGATTTAAAAAATCATTTATTAAGTCTGATAGATGATAACATAAGAATTAATTATCCAGAGATAAATACTAATAATATACAAAACTTACTACAACAGTTAAAAGATTTATTGCCAAGTGTACAATATGAAGGTCTAAAGAAAAAAATTGATACTTTTATATACAGAAAAATTGAAGGTATTCAAAAGGTAAAAGGTATATTATTAGATATCCCAGCAATACAAAATGATTATAAAGAGCAAATTAAATTTGATAAAGATATATATATTACAGGATTGCATTTTAATCAGACAGGTTGGAAAAAGGATGATAGATACAGTTTAGAAGTTAATAAAATCAAAATAATAGATAATGCAACAACCAAGGAAATAGGAGAGCATAAATACTTTAATACATTTTATAAAGTAAATGCTAATACTCTTATTTCTTTTATTTTTCATAATTTAAGCGGCAATAGTAGACAAACAATGATAGATCTAGAGTATATAGATGGAGAGGATTCTAATATTCCAATAGAACCACCAGGAATAGAGGATATAGATAATGAATGGGATATAGCAGTAGTAATGAATTGGGAAGAGAATACAGATGCAGATATAGATTTACATGGCGAGATAGATGGTAAAAAAGTTTGGTATGGTAATAAATCCTATGATGGATTTTATCTTAATTTTGATTATACAAGTCATAAAACAAACAAAAATCCTGAAATAATAAGTGTTAAAGGGTACAAAAATA